TCAATAATATCAGTTCTAATACCTGAACGTGTTAAATCAGATCGAACAGTTTGAATAGCTCTTGTTATAATTCTATTACCTTGTCGGTCTCTTTCAATTCTAGAAGCAACAACACCAGACCATTGAGTTTCCCATGCATTCCATATTGTACCCAGTCTGTTTTCATTTGCCGCTAAAACAGCATCATAATTTCCGTCAACGTTGATAATTAAATCTGGTGCAGTTTCAGTTTCAAACCATTCATCACTAGCAGGTGAAAGAACAATGTTTCCTACCCAATTAGCAGTATATACAGGTTGTAATTTTTCTGTTCTAGTTGCATATGGATTTTCTGATTGTACTTCTTCAGTATATGGTAGGGTAATAATATCACCTGTTTTTTGATATCCTAATCCACTTCTTTCTGTGTCTGTTGAAACTGTCTCTTCTAAAGATGCTGCTCTCATAACACACTTTGGTCTTAATTCTTTGTTTTCTTGATCTATTGCACATTTATAATCTTTATTTTTCACATCACCAACTCTATGACCTGAAAAATTATCAACAATAAAACCTGATTTAAAACGATTTAAACCATTTGCATCTGTTACTTCAAATGATTCAGCGTCTCTCTCAAGCAATGATAAATTTGTGTAATATTCTAAGTTTTGAATTCTCTTTTGCAATTTACCAATGTCTTTCATTGTAAATCTTTGATTTTTTTCTCTTTGAATATTAATATCAGTTGGTCTAAATGTAAATGCTGGTACGAACATCGTTGCAAGTTTCATTGAACCATCAATTTCTTTTGGCTCAGTAGGAACCTCTGCTGACACACCTTCAACAATTTTAAATTCACCACTCTGTGCTAAAAAGATTGATACAATTTTATTTAAATAAAATTCAAAATCAAGAGTTCCTAGCGTACCTGGCTTTGGTGTATCTACAGTAGAAGCACCTGTGCCATCAAATTGTCTGTGTTTAAAGTCAAATGAGTGACCTGTTATTGTATCTACAGTTGACAAAGTATCAGACGTACCAGTGATGTTTTCTGCTGTAGGTCTAAAATCTAAACAATCAGTTAATTCAAATTCACCTGTTGGTTCTGGTTCATCTGGGTCAACTCTTGTTGCAGTATATGTTGGGATGTCATCATATTGCATACGATTTGCTACATCTGTATAAGAATCAACACTAAAAAATGATCCTGTAGAATGAGAAAAGAAATCAAATACAACTAATAATCTACCTCTTGGTTTTGCAAAACCTGGTTTTAATTCTAATCTTGAAATATCATAAAAATTATCTCTTTGTCCTGTATCAAGAAGATAATGAGATGTGATAATTGTTGAACCTGCAGTCAATGAAGATATTGTTGCAGTTGCACCTGATGATTGACCAGTGATAACTTCATTGACTGAAAAATCATTTGCACCAACACCATTTTGTAAATAGTAAGAAATCGGTGTTGTTGGATTTACAACAATACCAATTGCACCAGATGTACCGCCAGTTATTCTCTCACCACGAATAAATGTTCCTTGAACACTTGTTAATGTCGCTGTTGGTAGAGATGCATCAGTTGATGTATCTTCAGAATCTAAGATAACTCCCAAATTGAAAACGTCAGCACGACCAAGTGATATTACTTCATCAGTAGGTCTTGTTCCAAACGCACTTGTCGTAGTACCAGAAACATTAACTACCTTTGATAATTGTGTAGTTTTTATTCTCTGAGTAACATTAGTTTTTAAGACTGTTGCAGTTAACATCAATTTAGCAGAATTACCAAATTTTGCATTATTGGTAACACTTATTGTAGATGTTCCTGTACCTGAAATTGTTCCGTCCACTGATACGACATCACCCTGTACAGCAGTTCCTGTTCCAGCAGTTAATACAGTTAATGTGTAATCCTTTTCAGTGAATGATAAAAAGGTTTCATTAGCACCTGCAGTGAAAGAAATTGCACCTGCAGAATTTGTGGTTCCTATAAATTGTCTTCTAATTGTTAATGATGTATCAGAAGCACCATCATTATCTTCAGTCAGTAATGTTTTAATTCTTTTTTTAGAAAGTCGATAAATTGAAATATTTTTTTCAGAATTAACAAGTTTACCTATTTGTTCTGATTCTAGTGCCAATGTTGTAGAATTATCTTCTTCTAAAACAATATTATCATTTTCATCTGTACCATTGGCATCAGTTGCATCAATAACTATTTGACCCTCAACACCTGAAGTTGTGCGTTCTAACACAATATCAGCAGTAAAGTCTTGACCTGCATCATCATCATCTTGAAACAATGAACGTGTTTCAGCAAAAGTATGTGATACAACGTTTGTCAATGTTAAATCTGAATTACTTGAATTTTCAACTATTTGATCTGATTCAGAACTATCAGAAACAGTTATTTTTTCACCTGAGGTAAATGTACCAGATACATTTGTTAAAACTACTGTTGTGCCTGAAGTTAAACTTCCAAATACTAATCCTGTCGCACCTGAAGTAACACCCTTTACTTGCACACCACCTTCAGCATGATTTGATGTTAGTGTGGGCGAAGGATTATCACTTAATGTTAAGTATGTAAATGGTCTGATATCAAAAAGATATAAGTTATAAACAGCATCAGTATTACCAGCAGTACCAGATCGATATTCTATTGCTCTTGCTCTCGCAACACCAATTTGTGTACCTGAAGCGCTTCCTCTTGTTTGAACAACATCATCATGCAATTGAATTTCTTTGTATGGTAAACTTTCACCAGAAATACTTGTTATATTTGGTTGATTGTGTAAATTTGTTACTTTTACAAAATTTCCCAATTCTGTATTAACTGTTCCTGTATTTACAGTTTCAAATTCTCTAGCTTTATCAATATCTTTAAATGTAACACCAGTCTTTTCAATTTCATATCCACGAACATATGCTTTGCCTGGAGAAATCGCTAATACAAATTTATCTTCACTTGCAGTATTACCATCATCAGTAGTTGCACCTGCAGTGTACACACCTCTAAACTCTGTACCTTTGTGTCTATTTGTAATTGATTCTCTAGCATCTAATTGAAAAGGTCGTACAGTATAATCACCAGATTCATCAAAAGTTCTTCTGGCAAGAGTTTCACCTAATACTGAATATTCTGTTGGTCTAGCATCTGATTGAAAATCTCCATTTTTAACTGTTGCGATTTGAATAAAAGTATCATCATTTGTAGAGTTCAATGGTAATGATGTTAAATCTAAAGATATCTTTAATCGATGAGCACCCTTAGCAGCAAAGTTAGACGATCCTGTTGCATTATCAGTTAATGATTCATCATCTTCTGGTGTAATTAATTCTTCTCTAACTGTGAAACCTATTCTTGCAGAAGCAGTTTGTGAACTATCTGATAATACTATTGTTTGTTCATTCATTTGAACAAATGTTCCACGAATGTAATAAACACCATTTCCTGCTGTAACCGATGTTCCTATTTGTGCTGCATTTGTGTTGAAAACTGTTGCAGAATTTGTATTTATTTCATAAGTGGTTTGATGAGTTATTGAACTATCAGCAAAAATATTTTCACCATCTTGAAAAACTAAAGTTTCTAAATCTGAACCTGCAGAAACATATTGAACATATAATAACGGTTGTGTTGATGCAGTGGCAGCTTTAAATCCAACAACTTTTGCTCTTACACCAGTAGTTGCTCCAACTATTGTTATCGGTGTTGTTGCATTATAATACTGTGATACATCTATATTTTCACCAGCAAACGCAGCTGATAATTGAATGGAAGTATATTTGTTATTAATTGATATACCACCAGGTATTACAACGGTTCCTTCTTGAAAAATATGATTACCAAATCTTTCAAATTGGTTTTGCAGTATTGATTGAAGTTGTGTTAATTCACGTGCCTGAACTGCAAATCCAGGTCGAAATAAAATACGATGAAAATTTTTATCTTCGATAAAGTCATCATAATACGGTGCAACATTTAAATCTGTTTTTTGTGCCATATTAGAACTCTATAATCAATTTAATGTCTTCAGTTTGATCTGATACTCTTTGAATTGGTTTTCTGTTTTCGATATAAACAATATTTCCACTATCTGGTTGTAGTTCTGGATTTGCATATCCGTTTGTTAATGTGATAGTATTTCCACCCTCAAGTGTAACAGTATCAGATACATCAGATATAGGTGTACCAACAGCAGAACTTGTTGATCCTGTTATTGTATTAGTTCCGCTAAATGCTTTAAAAGATTGTGTGGATGTTGCAGTTCCGTATGTTGAAAATCTTTCTTGTGAAAAATATAATAATCTTCTTGTTGCATCCCATTCTACAACTCTTCCAATAGCACCAGTTGTTGCTTGTGTTATTTCTTCATCCACATCAAAAGTTCCTGTTGCTGAAGAAAACTTAACAACATTTGTCATTCTTGCAGTATTAGAACTTGCAATTGTAGTAGTTCCATATTCGAAAGGATCAACAACTAATCCTACATTTCTAAAATCATTTTCAACAGTAATATCATCACCTTCAGCCTGTTGTAAAGTTGTGTTTGTAATTACAAAATGTCCACCTAATTCTTGGATAGCATCATTACCATGGCCCCCTTTTGGTGATATAATTGGTCTGATAACACCACCTGTACCGCTTCCTAAAGATCCACTTGATGTCAATGCAGCATCAGTGAAAATGTTTGCATCTGTAAGAACAACATTGCCATAAGTATAACCTGTTCCACCTGTTTGAATTGTTGTATCTGTTCCAGCAGTTAATCCAAAATCTTGAATTGCTCCACCAGATACGGTAATTCTTACAATCGCACCTGATGATGTTCCTTGATTTGTACCATCACCATAAATTGGTGAATAATATGTTCCGTCTGTATAACCAGAACCCCCTGTAATTGCAAGTGATTCTATTTTACCATCAACCGCAGCTGCTGAAACCGTAGTGTCTGTTGATACAGGCATATAATCACTTGTTAAAAACTTTGTTGCTTCAGAAGCAGTAATAGTGTACATATATTTTAAAATATACCCACCAGAAGCAAAAGGAGTAGTTCCTGTGTTTGTTGGTTCCGCCCCAACAAAAGCACCACCACTATTATTATTTAAAACTTTATAAACATCTTGATTAGTTGTAATAAAATAAAACTTTCCTTGATAAAGAGAAGAAGCACCAGTAGCAGTTGTATTTGATGATGATATTGTATCATCATACCTATCATATACAGTATTATTAACCCAATTATGTCTAGGTAATGCGTTAGATACATCAGTGCTTGAAATCTTTTTTGCAGCCAACATTGAATCCCATGAATAAAATTCGTTTGATACAGCATCTGCAGGTACAGGTGGGGATGTGTCAGTTCCACCTGTTGTTCCAGCAGTATATGGCATTGATTTACCTATAAAAAGATAATATGTTGAACTTGCCGATTCTGAAAACGATTCTACAAATTGTGATGCGTTATGTAATCTGAATTTTTCTGTAATAATTGCTGTCATGATTTACACTTCCTTTACTTTATTTATACAATTATTTATACTCATTATGATATAGTTGTCCTAATTGTTGCTGGAATTGTTATTGGTTGCATTCCTTGAGTAACTGCTCTTGCAGGTCTATCTTGATCAAAACTTAACGCAAAGTTTTCATGCGGTATTTGTCCTTTGTCAAATTCAAATGTTGATTCTTCCAACAATATATGTTCAAGAGTAGCATTAATATCAGAAAAATCTTCCTCATATAAAATTTTGAAACCATCTTCATATAAAATATTGTCTGTAGTTAAATCAGTTGTTCCTATTTCTACTTGAACAGCATCAGCAGGTTCTGGTTGTAATGATCTTTCTAATCTTAAAAAATTACCAATAGTTGCATCCTCTGTTAATATAGCATGTTTCATAGATTCTGGTGAAAAATCTTCAATAAGAAAAACACCGTTTTCTTCTAAGAAAAATGAAAAATTATCTTCAGATATTATTCTTGAACCTTGATTTCCAATAGTAAGTTCAATTGCCCCCGGTGGAGATTCATCGGTAGCATCTAATAATAAAAAACCTGATATTTCTAATGCGATACCATCTTCGTCAACAAAACCAGAATCAATATCACCTTGACCTGAAAGTAAATGTCTATTTACATACAACTCATCAGCAGTTATAAAATCTTCCAATACTAAAAAAGCATCATCCTCTGTTCTTAAAGGAGTTACGTTATCTCTTTCAGCGATAATTTTATTTAATAATTGTTTTTCATCTAATAAAAAACTTGGTTGTTCTGTTAATATTTTACTTGATCTCAGAATATCAACAAAACGCAAATTATCATATTCACTCAGAGGTAAATCATCAATATTTGTAGGATTGTCTTGTAACAATTTATCTGCCACATTTGCACGTTGATCAGGTCTAAAAGTAACAATAGACGATTCGCTCAATATTCTATCTGTATCGACACCGATTGTTCCACTCTCTAAAATAAAATTATCACCGTCTGTTTCGTCTAGAATAAAGGTTAATGCTGGAAGAGGTTCTGTTCCGTTAAGAATTATTGTTCCTGTTTTATCATCCTCTAATAAAATGCCATCACCGTCTTGTTCACCAAAACCATGTGTTCCAAGATATAACAATAAATTTTTTTGTGCGACCATTATCTCGACCTTGCCCTTGATTGAAGAACTACTTTAATATTAGGAATAAATGCTAATTCTTCATTTCCGGCAACATGCGCTGTTTCTGCTTTTAATTTTCCACCTAAACCATACATATCAACAGTATCATCTTCAAATAATATCTCTTCACCATCCTCAAGTAAAATAGCATCAGTTCTATTTCCTATTCTTGCAGTTGTACGAACTACATAATGTCTTCTATTTATTTGCTCATCAAATAGATATTTGAATGTTGATGCAAGAATTGGTGAGAATGAATCTACAGTATCAACTGGGTCTTGTTGATCAGCACCAGCATTTGTAACTGCCATAGAAATAAATGATGCAATACTTACTTTACCAAAAGGTGCAAATCCAGCTGGATGAACTGCTTTCTTTAATTCATTCAGATATGCAGCTGTTGATTGTCCGACTTGTACTTCATAGGAAAATTGTTGGTAATAATATGAATCTTGAATTCTAATTAAGTCTTCGTCTATTAGTGATTGAACAGAAATATAATTACCTTCAGTTTCTTGAACAATTCCAGCATTTACATTTCCTGTAGCGATATCAGAAAGAATAATTGTACCAGATGCACCAGATGAATCTGTTATTACTACATCATTATTTGAAAAGTCGATACCTTCTTCTAAAATTAAACTATCTGCTGAATTGTTTGACGAACTGTCAGTACCATTAAGCACTATAAAATCGCCAACCGAAGATTCATCATCATTCTGAAATACTATGTGATCACCATTTTCTGATAATAATTTATTTCCATGGTCTTCATTTTTTATGGGAAGACCTGATGTTTCATTTAAGATAAATGCTGTACCCGTATCTATCAAACCATCCAAAACTAATTTTTGATCCTCATCTTGAATAGGAAAAAGTCTGGTAGTTTCTAAAAGAATAACACCAGAATTGTCTTCAAACGCAATACCTGTTAGTGGATTTTCACCATTAGGACTTTCAAATAACATTTTAAATTTATTAACGCCAGAACCATTCAATAGTATTGTATCATTTTCATCATTTATGAAATTTCGTATTTGATCTGTTTCTATGACACCACCCATACCAGAATGATTTACACAATAATAATATAATGTTGGTGATCCTGTTGGAATTGTAATTTGTATAAATGCTCCCACTGTTCCTATTGCTACCGTGATTGCTGATTTTGTAACATTAGTTGTGAATTCAACACCACCTCCATGTGTACCATCTGGTGTTGTTGAAAATTTCAATTGATGATTTAGTGACGAATTTTCATTATATAATGAAGAATCTGATAAATCAAAAATATAAGTATTTCCTTCTTTTAATTTAAGTTTTTTATTAGGAACGCTGTCTATTGCAAAAACACTTGCACCTTGATACAAAACTCGTTTTACATCTACATTAATTGTTCGGACAGGTGGTGTTGTAATACCTGTTCCATTTAAAATTATATTATCGTCTATAGTTAATGGTATATCTTGCACTTCTTCTAACAACATATTATTTTCATTAATAGCAGAATCTTGATCTTCTAAAACAAATGGAACACCAACAGCACTTGATTGTTCCATATCAAATTTAACAATATTTTCAAATGTTGTATCTAATTGTTGTGTAACGGCATTCCAACCTTTTACTTGACCTGTATGAGAAGTTAAATTATTACCTGCTTCAAATGATCCGGTAATATCTTTTAATACGAAGTGAGCTCTAAAACGTAAATCAGGCAAATCATTTGAATCATATTCAAATCCAGCATCATTAACTCTAATTGATGAAACAGCACCAATATCATTTGTTAATGCTAAAAGTTTTGCACCAGATCCATTTTGAGATGAAACAGAAATGGTTGGGAGAGATTTATAACCTTGACCTTTATTTGTTAAAAATATTTCATTAATTTCTGTCGCTTCATTTGTTGTAGCAAATGTACCTATCTCTAAAATTAATTTTTCTGAATCGCTTATATTATTATCTAAAGAAATCTGAATTTCATTTGTTTGAATTTTATCCTCTGAATCAGAACCACTTACATCAGTTCCGTCAAAAACAATATTATCCTCTAAAGGTGGTGGCCATGCGATATAAGAATGACTACTAGGCAATTCTGTTCTACCATGATTAAGTTGATTGGATGGCATATAAAAAGTTTGATTAGGAAATTCTAAAAACGTATGAGCATGAGAATTATTTTCACCACCTGCACCCGCTTGTGTTAAATATAAAGGATAATAATATCCACTTAATCCAGCACCCAATTGATTATAATCAGCAGTTCCAAAAACATAATAAGGACCATCTGATAAGTCTCTTGATTCCGTTGCAATATTAAACGGTTCTTCTACTAATGTTGTTCCAATTTCACGAACTATATTTCCTGTATCATCTTCTAATAATAATCCGCCACCAACAGCAGTAACAATACCAGATGCTGATGTAATTCCTACTCCACCCGTGAATTGTACAACATCTCCAACCTCATAACCAGAACCTGGCGTTTGTACAAATACTTCAGATACAGAACCTTCTTTTATGTCTTCAACAATAACATCAGCAAATCCATTTCCCTTATCACTATCAATTACTAATGCTTCTGATAAAGAATGTAATATACCCGGTGTTTCAATATTTGATGATGTAATAATAGATTTTATGGTAAATGATATTTTAACATCTTTTTCATTTGATATTACATCAATGATTTCCCCGTCTTGAAATGTTCCATTTACATTTTCGACTTCAAATTCAGATATAGAATCAGTACCTTGTTGAAAAGTGGATGTTGCATCAACCACAGCAGTGGCAAAAGATGTTCTTCCTGTTATCACTTGATTTAATGCTTCACTAGAAACTCCTAATCCATTTGATATGCATCTAATTTTTTTTACTTTTTTCCATTGACCATCAGAAATTCGTAACATATTTTTATTTGGATAAAATATAGAAGCAGTTTCATTAAGTAATAAACGCATAAAAAGTTTATGCCCTTCTTGTGTTCCTTTTGCTGAATATAAATCTTTTATGTTTTTTATTAAATTTCGTTTAGATACATCTGAAGCAAGAGTGTTAGGTATTACTTTTAAAAATGCTTCTCTGAACTGTGTAAAATAATCCCACACAGTATTATCAATGTCACCATATTCTAAAAGTTGTTGAATATTTTGAACTGGGTTACCTTTATATTCTATAAGTTCTGCTTCAGCACCAGATGTTAGACCTTTAATTATTTCATGTGCCTCAAATCTTTGATTGGCAGTTGTGTACAATGATGCATTTCTTACATCTTCTACAATTACAGTTGCTTCAGCACCTGAAGTTTGTCCTTTAATTATTTCACCATTTGCAAATTCAATAGAATCTTCTAATACCATTCTATCAACAGCTGCACCTAAAATACCATTTTCAGAAAGAACATACGCTTTAGTTTCGGGTTCTTGGATTAAGTAATTTGTTGAAAATTTATATCGTATTCTGGCAGATTCTAGAAACTGATAAAAGTCTCTTACAAAATGAGCATATGTTAAATGAGTTTCATCTTGTAGAAAATCTGGTAATTGATTTTCTATTAAAGGTGATAATTTATTTTTAAGTGTCGGTTCATCTCTCATCGTTTGTCATCTTAATAACTTGAAGAACCGCTCGATGTTGTTACTGTTGTTGTTGCACTTGATCCACTACCACTTGTACTATAAGTCGAACCAGATGCAGCTTCAGTATCGGCGTTTCCATTTATAATTGTATTTGCTAAATCTATTTCTAATATTTGATTTCTTACAGGTATGATATCATTTGATCTTGGCGTTACTATTATTCTTATCCTTGTTGATGCTAAACCATCCACATTTGATATTGCTGTAATATTAATATTATTAATTCGAATGGCACCAGATTCATAATCAATACTTCCTGCTTGTGAATCTACATATAAACGTGTTGTTCCTACTAAAGCATATCTTCTTAAATTTCCGTTTCCGTCATCATCAAAAAAATATTCTGTTACTGTATCAGTTCCAACTTTAAATCCTGTAGATGATACAACACCTCCAATAGATGCAAGATAACCATCTTCTGGGTGTAATAAAGAATTATTAAAAGGAATATAATATGATGTTGTTGTACCTAATAGGGGTGTGAAAAATTTTGAAAGTTTAACGTTTGTTGTATTATTTAAAATTGATGGTTCTGATTCATCGATCAATCGTGAAACTTCAGATGCTCGATATTGAGAATTAAATGATTGTAATGTTGAAGAATTATAATTTACTAAAACAGTATTTACAGAACTGTCAATATCTGAAGACAACTTAGTGGTTGCTGATGTATCATAAGTATATCGAATGTCAAGACGAATGAATGTTGTGTCTGGATCTACAATAACTGGCAAAATAGATGCGACAGTGTATGAAGACAAATCAGTTACTAATTGTGATTTTTGAGTGGAAGTTAAATTCGCACCTGTTGTTGATTTAATTGAAATAAAAACTTTACCATATTCAGGTGTGGCACTAACACCCAAAGAAGGATCGAAACTACCTTCCTCTCCACCAAAAACTGTGACCGCTTGTGTTTGAGGAAATAATCTTCTTACCAAAACTTCATAATCTGAAGTTGTAACAGCACGACCTTGTGATGCATAATTCAATGGTGCGTTCAATTTAACTGATTGAATTGTTTCTGGTTCATTTCCACCTTCAGCACGTAACACTGTAGAAACTTCAATATTTGTTTCACCACCAATACTGCTTGGGGGATTGAATTTGAATGCTCCATTTGCTTCTGATTTATTTGTAACCACATAAGATAGTAGTACAATATTACCATCCTCAACTGCTTTTGAAACAACACCATCTCCAAAGTAAATCTCATGGTTTCCACCTTCAACTTCTTGTAAATAATATACATTCGAATCACCATTAAGTTGTGTAATGTCTGTTGCCTTTGTATAAGTAACAGTTGTCGCATCAGTTGATGAGTTTTGTACTTTAACAGTAAGTGTTGATGTATCTGCTCTGTTATTTCGTAGTAAAAATCTTTGTTCTAAATCTGTTGTATTAACTGTATATCGTGTTGTTACATAAGTGCCTTCATAAACAAAAATAGAATCATAATTAACACTGTTTCCAAACTTATACTTCATGATATCATTAACAGTTACAAAATTATAATCTGTACCGTCATAAGTCGTTGTAAACTGAGTTCCTGCTGGCATTGTAATAACAGCCTGATTTGTTCTTATAGAAACATTAATGATTGCCTTTGCCGCACGAGCAGATTGTATTTCATATCCTAACAATTTAGCATGAGATACAACTGAAGAACGCAATGCAGCGGTATCTAAAAACATTTCATTAATTGCCATATTGGCATTGTATGCAAGATAGTGAGTATTGTATGCTAGTGTGTCTAATAGGATGTTAATACCAGAACCATCAAAATCATAATCCCTAAACTCTTCTTGCGATTTAAGAAATATTTTTAAGTTTTCTTTAATCTGATCAAAATCTAATTCGGTAACTCTTAATCTTTTTTTATTTGTAATTTGTGCCATTATCTTAATCTTTCTAAAAATACATCCATATTTACTAAATCAGTAGGAAAGTTTCTAATAAAAAAATCAATTGTTACAGTATAAGCATTTCTATCAAAGTCCGGTGTTGCACGAACTGCTTGTAATCTAGCACGTGGTTCATAATTATTAATAACATCTTCAATATGTCTCGCTAAAATAATACTTGTAATTGGTGTCATATTTTCAAATAACATTTGACGAACACCAGAAGAAATTTCTGGGTGAAAAGGTTTATCGTGTGGATTTAGTTGTACAAGATTCATGATAGAACGTTTCACTGCTTGTACATCCTCTACAATATTAACGTCAGAATTACTATTTTTTTTATCAAAAAATAAATCTAAATCGCTATATATTCTTGACGATTTACTCGAAGCGTTTGTTAATTGTGCGTCAAGTCCTATTTCTGCGTTGATATGGGCCATACAAATGCTCTCCTATATGAGTATTTATATGTTATTCTCCAGCTCCATGAACAGTTTTTAATGTCGAACCTGAACTGTCTTTAATTCTTAATGTTGATAGTGTTTTAAGTTCACCACTTCCAACAGCATCATCTGCTATTTTATCTTGTGTAATAGCATTATCAGCAAGATTGCTTGTTGATATTTCTGGTAATGTTACAGTTTCAATTGTTGTTAAATCAAGAGATTCAATTTCTTCATCTGCAAGATTAGCTGCGATTGCTGTTGCCGTTGTGCCTGATGCCGTTGTAACAGTCGAAGCACTACCCCCAATTGGAATTGTCGTAATTGCTCCAGCAAGACCTGGGTTATCACGGTGTTGATGTCCTATTAAAGAAATAGAAGACGCTTGAACATCACCTGATGTAAATGTAATATTTCCTGTTGTCGCTGTTTCTGTTTTAGTCGTATAAGTTTCTGTTGTTGTTTCAGAATTAATTATAATATCTTTTGCTTTAATATTTAAAGTTTCGTCAACTGTAAGATTAGCACTTCCTGTAATATGAACATTATCATTACCACTAACTGTTTTAAATCCATTTTTATGTTGTGTTACAATATCACCATTAGGGTGCATTTCAATAAATGTGCCTGATTTGTGATAAACATGAATACGTTCTGCGTTTGGCGTATCATCAAATTCAATCACATGACCTGATTCAGATTCAAAGACGTGATTATTGGGATACGTTGCGTTATAAGGATTGTTCGGTTCATTTGTGATTTCATCAGGTGTTTTTGATATTGTGGAAATCCCTCTGGCGAGTTTGTTGACATCTGATTGATTCAGTTCTTTAGGATAAACTCCGTTAGGATCATTAAATCCTTTATTCGTATCAATCGCTTGATTGGGAATGCCTGGTAACGTTCCCATAATAATTGGTTGTTGTTTTTCCACGTCCATAAAGAAACCAACAACCCAACTTCCTTCGACAATAAAACTAGGAGATGTTCCGATACCTGAATTAGATGAACTAGTGGTAGGCGCCATGCAAGTTGCCCATGGCAAATCCTCTGTAGGAATAGAAGTTTTATTGTCCGTATGAATTCCTAAAACACGAACTTGAACTCTTCCTAATTGACTTGGATCTTGTCGTGATTCCACAACACCGACAAACCAATGAAACCCATCGAGACCCATAAAATTTTCTGCCATTATTTTTCCTTAAATAAAAATACTTTGTAAACCCTTAAGCATACAAATATTTATCTTAGGACCAGAGAGTGTTGTAGAGATTACCTGCTAACATAATTCTTTCACCGTACACAGGTTTGACTTCGTGTTGAATGTGACCAGGAAAAACGATCAGATCGCCCTCTTTAGGATTGTATTCATAATTCGCTGTAGGAAAAACAATCGGAGCGTAATCTGGCATTTTTACATAATATCCAAACGCATATTGATACGGCCAATGAGAATGTCGTTTGGTTTTTGTTTCTTGAGTATAATGAATACCCCACATTTCGTTACAAACAAATTTTGTCTTGGCGAGTTTTTGTGTAATCGATTCAACTAATTGACATGCTTGTTGAGCGATGTAGGCGTAACTGTCATTTTCCAAATGCATTTTCCAACCAGTCATTTTCGCTTCAACATTGGATGTAAAGATTTCTCCACACTTTTCCAAGGTGGTCAATTCACAATCACGATGTAAAGAAACTTGTTGTCCTGTTTTTCGATTGACTAAGAGTTCATCCGTATCATCGAGAATATTACGAATCGCAAAGGGATACTGTTCGACAACTTCAAGATAATCTTTGGGTTTATTCAAATCTTTGAGTTTCATAATAAAGAATATAAACTAAAAATTAGAAAATGTCAAGAAGAAAGATGAGTATTATACGCATCGATATAACCTTTCCATGTCGAAGAGGTTAGTTCAGTCGCTCCTAAGAACGTACATAATGAAGTATAATGCGCTTCGTCTTTATCCAAAAGTTTATCTTGATACAAAACAAAGTTATCATCACTTGTTGGATAGGTAATTGCTTCGAGATTGACTTTATAGGTATTTAATCGTTCATCCCAATCAGAGATTACATTCCCTGTATCCATAGTATCACAACGATCTTTGAATGTTGTCGCAAAGGATGAATGAGTAAAATCACTCCATGTCAAATGAATCACTTTAGAATTAGAAACAGCCACAATATTATCATAGGTAGTCGTATCAATCGTTTGAGAATCGTCAATACCCCCATTCCAATGAATATCACCGTACACACTGTTAGACTTGTCGCCGTACGCACTCCAAAGAAACCCAGTAATAGCATTACTTGTATCCTCTTCCATTAAATCGTTACGTCCACTTAACCAAGTTGATTTATTGGATAATGCATTAAAATCTGTTTGTGATTTTGCATCAATGTGAACTGCCCATTTTTTGTAAGGCGATGAAACGTCTGATTTATTTAAAACTGCATCTGTATAAGACAAAGTTTTCGAAATGACATAAGATGCGATATCATGGAAGTCATTGTGATTGTGTGATAGACAAAAGTAAGCCATGTGTATTAATACTCCTTGTATTTATTTATAAACAAATGAACGATAGTCATTGACAATTTGTTGAAATTCTTTTTGAGATAAGGGATGAGATTGACAAAAAGAAACGATGTCTTTGTAATGATCATAGTTTCCTTCAATCAATTCATCGTAATAAAGTATTTTATTTTGATCATTCTCTTGAGGAATCGATGACAAAAGGTTATAAGCATACACACTCATTCGTGTATTCCAATCGGTGACAACTTGATTACTCATCGATTCGCATCGAGAACGAAAGATTGACGTATAACTATCGTGTTGGTAATTCTTCCAATGACCATGCAAGACACGAGAATTAGGGATGGCGAGGATGTTATCCCACGTTTCTGTTGGCAATTTTCCTAAGTGATGAACAGAACTGTAACTACTATTATGAGAAGAAGACGCACAAATCCACAATAAATGATTTGTCAAGATAGGATAGTTTTCAAAGATTCCTTGTGTTTCACAAATCTCTTCATTCACACTGATTAAAAAATTACTTAGGGAAGAACGATGAAAGAAACACACACCTTCTTTCGGTGCGATCTTACCTTTGGATAAATCATTAAAATGATCCTCACTATAAGTGTTTGAATGAAAATCCCAATGATTATAAGGATGCTCTTTCTCTTGAACTTTTAAAAATTCATCGCTATAAGAAAACGTTTTCCCCAATAACACATATGCAAGATCATAAAGATCATTGTGTTGATGAGAAAGATTGATATATTGTTTGTATAATCGTGACATCTCGGCGGCCCATTTATCAATTCAGAGCAATCAAAAACGCTCGGAAACGCTTGCTCGCTCTTGGTTACTTCCTATTTATTCTCTAATAATTCGTTGTTCGTATTCTCTCACACCATCAGACAATATTAGAACTGTATATTGATACATGGGTTTAACTTCAGTTCGATACGACTTTTCCTCAAAACATGCGCTTGTCATTTTATTATCGGTCAATAAAACTCCCACTAACGCTCCCACTGCCGCTCCTACTCCGTCTATACCATTTCCAATAATGCCTCCAATGATACCATTCTTGATTCTTTGATTGTCTGAGTTATCATATTGATGACATGTCTCTACTGTTCCTGTAGGGATTTTTACTTCGACATTGGTAGTGACATCATATTGACGTATAATTTTTAATTCACTTCCAAATGCGATATTCCACCAGGTAAACAAAATGAGAAATGTAATTGCGAAAAGAGATAGAACTTTCCATTTGTTATTCTGCATAATAGTAATCCTCTCCTAATTCATAGATTTTCTGTGCGATTTGCACTCCCATAGATCCAAAGATACTTTCTGCGAGAGAGATCGCTTGTTTCTCTCCTACTCCGTCTATGTACCATTCAAAGACTTGTTCTTCGATTTCAATGACTTGATTCTTT